CTGGGTTTGTTACTTTAAATCCATTCGAGGTCTTGATGAATGTATCAGTCAAGCCCTTAACACTATTTAGTTTATTTACAATCTGCATCTTAGCATCTAGTAGTAAATTTTGAAATGTGATAACCATTACAAGATTATTTGTATGTTTACTAAACTCTCTCATATATTCTTTCTGTATCTTAGTATACTTTGCTTTACCAGCAGGACTTTTAACCTTATCAATCTGTTTCTGAACAGACATTTCTACCCATTTGACATATCCTTGTGCGTGTTGTTTAGGATTAGATATCTTTTGACCTGCTCTAACTTTACTATTATTGTATGTTTTCAATGACGCACCTGCTAATGCACCAGTTAAACTATCTTGCAGCCTAAGAAACTTAGTCAGCATAGGTGCGTTAATCCTTTGAAAAGTTTTACCAGTTTGTGATAGTATTGCAGTTATTTTATCTGTTTCTTTTGCATTAAATGTGGCTCTACCAGATACATCTCTGTAACTTGCGTCATCCATCCATACAGAACTTGGTTTACTTAAACTTGATATGTTTGCACCAAATGATGCCTTCATGTCTTGTAATGCTTTACCAGAGTATGTTGTGTGCCAAACAATACCAATCTTTGCTTTCTTAATTATGTTCCCTAATTTAGAATCTACTGGGACTGCATACACGATTGTGTTCGGTTGGAATGTATAATACTTTGTTCCATCTATGGTTGTGGTGTCCACATCATCTGTGAACATAAGGTCGCCTTGTAATACACCCTTGATACCTAGTTTAGAAAACTCTTTAAGTGCAATCTTAAATTTACTTACCAATGCACCAGATACGTCTGCATCTATCTCTGCATCTGTCTTGTATAGTTTAGGACTGACATTGAATACTGATTTCTTTGCAACAAAGAACTTACCATCCTCTGGGTCTATACCAGCAAAGATTGCTGGAGCTCCATCCCATTTGACTGTCATGTTTACAGAACTACGACTTGCACCTGCCAACATATCTCTCAATGAACGTAGGAAATTGATTGCAGCCCTACCACCATCAACACCAAAGTTAATGATTTCATCTTCCAGATGTTCTAGGTGTAAATTCTTACCACCCTTATCTTCGTTTAATGTTTGTGCAAAACTAATCATATCTTAATCTGCCATTCCATAAACAAATCCATGTATGTCACTAGGAATAGATTCTTTTACAGATTTTATTTCTATATTAAAAAACTTAAATAAGTTTTCAAATAACTTTGTTCCCATTTCTTTAATTTTTTCTAATGCTACATGAACTTTTGCAATTATTTTTTTGAAAAGTTGTGTAAGCCAAAATTTTGCTCTACTCGTCATACCTTTTAACTTATTAAATATTTTTCCTATTAAAGCAAATTCATCTAATTGTTCTAATTCCTCATTAAGATTTGCAAAAACTTTATTTGCCACCTTATCATTATTCAATTCATCTTTAATAATATCAGAAAATGTTAAAGGAGTTTCTTTATAAGGTGAAAAACTTGATGGAAGAACCCTTATAACTGAAGCCGGACTACCATCACCAGTCTTCCATGCAGAAAATATTTTCATTTTAGATGCAATAGATTTTACTTCGCTAGAAATTTTTGGTGTATCTCCTGACAACCCACCAGATTTACCATCAGATGTAACAGGAATAAACTTTGATATTTTTCCATTGTCAGGGTTAAACTCTACACAAACACTAGCAACTGATTGTTTATTAGAAAACTTTTTATATCCAGACATAACCTCAAAACAATACCACTCCCTAAACAAAGGATTCTTTTCAAAACTTAATACATCAATAATTTCTTTATTTAATTCTTTATGAAACTTTTCTGTTGTAGTAAATAATTTTACATCTTTTTTAAGTTTAGGTGTTAAATCTACCTTTTTCTTTCCTGTTGCAATTTTTTTAGCAAGTCCAGCTGTTAAATCTTTGTTTCTTATTTTTGCAAAATTATCTTCAATTTGTTTCATTATTTTATCTATATCTTTTTTTGCATTTCTATCAACACCCATATATTCAAGAGCAGCATAAAAAGATGAAATAGTTTCTCCTGTACCACCAGATGCAAGTTGTGAACCACCTTTTTTCTTTAAAGATATATTATAATTTTTTGTGTACATATCAGTTTTTGGTGTGCCATTTGTACCACCTTTTTCAATCCAAAAAGAACTAAGGTTCTTTTTACCACCACCACCTCCATATTGAGTCATTTTACTTTTAGCAAACTCAGAAAATGATTTTGCAGTTAAAGTTGCAGACTCTTCATAGTTTGGATAAAATTTTTGAGCTGTGTCAAATGCAGATTTATCATACTTTTCATCTTTTAATAAACTATTATACTTGTGAGTTATTAAACTTTCCCATTCAGCACCAGTTGGTTTTTTATCACCACTAACACCACTACCGTTTCCAAATTTAATTTTAATTGTTTCTAATTTAGCTTGAGTTTTTATGTCTTTTATGTCAAAAATATCTGATATACTTCTGGAAACATTTACTTGTTTTGGTTTGTTTAAGTCTATATTAATAGGAGTTTTATGTTTAGTTTTTAGTAAATTAAATAGCCTAATAATATCTTTGACATTTTCGTTAGGAAAATCTTTTAATGTTTTTTTAATTTCTTCCTCTGATTTTGGATAGAAATCATAAGACTCATCTAGAAGAGTTTGAACTCTATCTATATAGTTTACATAGTTTTCTTGGATAGGTCTAAGTTGACGCACATATTTCTGCAAAGCCATCAATTTCTCCATTTACATATAGTTTATTACTATTTATAAGGATTAGAAGTTATCGAGTTTCTTTCATAAAAGATGGTATGGGTTGATTTCCAAACGTGGGTGTCTTTGTTTGGAAGTTCACAGTATGTTGAGCATCTTCTCTGGACATGTGTCTAGATATAATGGTATTAGTCTCGTTTTCAATAACAACATAAGGTGCATTGTTATCACTCTTTACAAGTTCTACTTTAAACTTTGAATTCTGTTTTTTCATATTTTTCAGCCTTTGATTTAATCCCAAAACTGGTTTTATCAAAGCCTGGTATATCTTCTTTTTGTCCATTATTGACTAACTCCTTTTGTGCATTATTTTCAACATCATACAACCTCATCTTCGACCTATCAATACCAACGACAAATCTCTTGTTTGCAGTTGGGTCATTATAACGGTTTTTCAGTTGCTTCACTAATATTTGGTTTAGTCCATCTAATTCCTCATTACTAATGAGTGCAAACATAAAGTCAGCTGTTGCTGGTAAACCAAAACTTTCTGAGGTATCCTCTAGACCTACGTCTGAAGATACAAATCCTGTACGAGTTGTCTGTGTTGCAGACATAAAGGGTACGTTTGTTTCTACTGCTAATCCACGCAATTCCTCTGCGATTGCTTTTATATACATATACGAATTAACATTCTGCGAACCTTTAAATCTACTTGATGCACATATATTTAAATAATCAATAAATACGATATCTGGTTTAAACGATTTCTTAATCGCCAATTCTTTGATTAAACCTCTGAAGTGACTACTATGAGCACTTGCAGTTGGGTATTCTTTTACGATAAGTTTACCAGATGTTTTCTTTGTAATCTTGGTAATCTTATCTTGAAACATTTTCTTTGGCAAATCATGTAAATCTTCCATAGAGATATTCATTAGATTTGCGTCTATTCTTTCTGCAATTCTTTCTTCTGCCATCTCAAGGGTAATGTATAATACATTCTTACCTTGCGATAGACAGTTTGCAGCCACATGGCACATGAATAGAGATTTACCTACTCCTGTTCCAGCAAGTGCAATGTTCAATGTCTTTGGTGGTAAACCACCTTTTGTAATCCTATTAAAAAAGTCTAGGTCAAATGGTATCTTTTCTTCTACCCTGTGGTAATAGTCAAAACGATTGTCACTATCGCCCAGATAGTCGTGCCCAACGCTAGAATCAAAAGAAACCCCAAGAGCATCTGTGAGTATTTCTGGTATCGCCTCTGCTGTTCGTTTTCCATCTTTCCCATCTATAATCTTTATACCATCTACGATTGCATTGTAGATAGCTTTGTCTTTACAAAACTTTTCTGTTGTATCAACCAACCAATCGAAATCTACATCTGTAGAATTAAGTGATTGAATAAGTTCCACAACCTTTTTGTGTTCTACTTCTGATAAATCTTTCCTACCCTCTAACTCTATCTCTAGAGTAGTCTTAGTAGGCATCTTATTGTATTTATCAACAAACTTAGTTATTTCTTCAAAAACAACCTTTTCTTCTCTTATATCATAATAATGTTCTTTAATGAATGGTAATACCTTACGAGCATACCTTTCGTTTGATATAAGATTACTTAGGGTGGTCTTTTCAATTGTTTGATTCAAGTTTGTTTTCCTCTTCATGTTGTCTGTCTATTATGTCAATGAGTATATCACCTATAAGGTCTGACCACTCATTATTACTGTCAAATTGTGCTCTTGATAGCCCATTGTTATCTAAGATATCAAATTTAAATTTAAAGGGCATATTACCTTCGTCTGTTTCTTTACCAATAGATACATCACCATATTTGTAAACGACACCAGCAAACTTGCTTTTCTTATCAGAGATACCAATACAACTCTCTTTGTCTTTTTCATTTGTTAGATATACATATTTATCTCTAATAGGCATAATGTAAATAACTCCCCACAATATATTTTGGTTTTACTACTGGTTTCATTCCTTGATGTACCCAAGGCCACATGGGTGGAAACATAAGTAGAGAACCTTTCTTACACAAGGATGACTTCTCTATCTGTGGAAACATTGTTTCTCCAGCATCATTGTCATCAAGATATAAAAAGAATACAAGAAATCTTATATTGTTATCTTTATTTGTAACATCAACGTGTTTTTTAAACTGGTCAATATCATTAGGTAAATATCTTTTTAATCTAAATGCTTCAAATCCATATTTGTCAGGCCATTGTGTAGGTATTATATTACACTCTTTTTTATACATTGTCAAGTGTTTCATAAAACATTCTTGTAATGTTTTTGTTTCTGTTTCCCATGACTCGTGTGTTTTCTGTTGAAACATATTGAGTTGAGTAAAAGACATGTTCTTATCCTCACCATGCTCAATCTTCTCATGATTGTCTGTATCTGTTTCAAACTTATCTATAAGATGTTTACAGAAATCTGGGTCAACAGCATTTTCATATATTCGTATATAATCTTCCATTACATAAACTCTTCTAGTGTATTTATTTGTGATGATTGATATGCTTTCTTCCATTGAATTTTTGATTTAGCTAATAATGTACCTTTCATATTAGGACTGTTATCTTCCTTATATTTTAAAGTTACAAACTGTGGGAATTTTTTCTGTAATTCTATACATGATTGATTATGATACTCTGCATCTCTATAATCAGAACAACCACCATCTTTGTGTGATGCACCAGCATCAACGATAAATTCATACCATACTCTATTAGGATGACCCTTTGTTAAAAGCTGTAAGGTAACATAAAAATCTTCTGCGCCACAACAACCTTCCCAATCTATATCATTCCAAATTTTTGATATGACTTTACCATCATAATACTTGTTTGTCATAATTCTACTATTTTCTATGTATGGGAATTTGTCTAGGGGGTTGTTCCAAGTTGTTCCAAACGCACCATGTGGAAATCCTCCATCTATCCATTTATTTGTTCTTTCTAAAACCTCAACAAAGTCTTTTTCAATCATATATTCTTTTTTTAATTTACCATCATCTTTTTTATAATGTCTTAAAAATTTCAAATCATCATCTAATATCCAAAATCTAGATTGTCTGTTTACAGCAAACTCATAAGTTAAATCTCTTATTGTTTTTGCAAAACCTATATTGTCACCACTCACCACGAAAATTTTATTATGTATTTTTCTGGCTTCTATTTCTTCTTGTGGTTGCACAACTAATGTTACATTTTCTAATAAACTATCTGGAATATTAGATAATGTGATTTGAGAATCTAGTCTTTTAAATGTTGGTATTACTAGTTCCATCATATAAACACTTTTGGGCCATTCCAACCTATATTAAGTAGTTCAGATATATCTGCTGTATTATCTATCATTTCACATTCATCACTTTTTTTATGTGGAACATCATAACCATGTTTTTCTATTAAGTCTGATACTTTAGTTCCAACACCAGAACCAACCTCATAAACTCTATCGCAATCATAAGTTTCTTGTTCTAAAAAAAGATAGCTATCTTTTTGTTCTAAAAAAAACTTTACCACATCAACAACATCACTTACATGAATGAAATCTCTAATATGATTAGTTTTATACTCTACATTACCATTATTTAGGCGACTTGTCAACATAAAATTTGGAGCTCCATCACCATAAACATTTGTAAATCTCAAACCAATATGGCCATCATATGCAAATTCTTCCATAACTTTCTTTGTAGTTCCATAAGGACTACGCCACCATTCATTAACACATGATGTTGATGCATATAACATTGGAACATCTTTACATATATCAAATATTCTTTTAGAATACTCAACATTTTGTTTCCAATATTCGTTTGGAATTTGAATTGATTCTCTAACATTAGTTAGTGCAGCCAAATGTATGACAAAATCTGTATCTGACTCTAAGGTAAAGTCTTTTATATCTTTACCTATATTAGTATCCCACTCAATAATTTTATGGTTTTTTAAAGAGTTTCTTACATGAGTTCCTATAAATCCTCTTGAGCCTGTGATAACAATTTTCATATAAAATCCTCTAGATTACCACTTGTTTTTTTTGCATACTTACCTATGAGTTTCTCACTCTTACCTGCTGTTCCTATGGTCGCAAGTCTATTATCCATATAGGCCACACAACTGAATCGTTCTCCATTACCAGTTATTTCTGTTACACCATGTACTTCTAGACTGTCTGCGATTACCACACTATTGTCTGGTGCGTCTATAGCAATATTGTATCGTGGGAATGTCAAAAATGCACCATCATAATCCCCTTGACGAAATACACACATGGACGTTAACCCCATCTCGGTATCTCCTGAATCTACATGAAAACTCATCTTGGTAGACTGACCACTATGATATCTGTTTGCACTATAGGTGCTGAATATACCCATTCGGTGTTCTGGTTTGACAAAACTCTCTGCGAATGTCTTTTGTTTGTTGTATATGTCGTTATTGGCCTTTGCAAATGCAAGCTCATTGTACTTGGATATGTCCTTGAGTGTTTCAAACTTTTCTGGATTATCCTTTGTCCACCCTGAGCTGTCTATTGCACCAGTAAATCGTCCTCTTTTATATCCTATCATAACTGAGTGTATCTCATTCGCATAGGCAATCATACCCCAACCACCAGTCTTTGTCTTTACATGGTAACTATTTGGTGTTCTGAGTTTATAGTGTTCCCCCTCAATCAATCCCTTCTTCTTCATATCTTCCTTATCTATAGGGCCACTACAGTTGGCTCTCATGGTAGATGTGTCTTCGATTGATGTGAGTGTATCTCGTACTGTATCATCTGGATATGCGTTTGTTATGATATATGCAAGAGGTACGTCTGAACCATCAAGTGATACGACTGGTTTCATAATTGCAGTATCTTCTGTAACTCTTATGACTTGTTCATAGGAAGTGTCATCTGGAAACTTACCCTTCCATTTGTCTAGAGTTTCTTTCTTACCTAAGTCAGTCTTTAGATTTATGTACTTCATTGTACGGCTCCAACACTTGTTTATATATTTCGTCTGCAAGATACTTCATACAGATAGGTGCAACCATTAATCCTATCCTTGCAAGTTGTTCATTCAATGTACCAGTATTGATATAGTCTTCTGGTAATGTCATGATACGAGATGCTTCTTTGGTAGTGAATACCCTATCTTCCTCTGGGTGTAGATGAACTGCAAGACTTGTCATTAATCCTTGTTCTGATAACGTATGTGATGCTTGATTCCAAGGCACTCTCCTTGATTGAAAAAATGAACTCTTTCTATCTGGAACACTCTTACCCATTTTCTTTCTGTGTGCGATTACCTTGTCATACCATGGCCCGACCACATCATCACCTACAGATACGACTCTATCTGGATTCTTTGGTAATCGTTTCATCCACTTCCACTTTGCACTCTTCTTCATACTTTCTACTAACTTATGTGCTTCAGTTGCATTTTCATTATTTAATTGTATATCACCTATTGCACCACGAATATCTACGAACTCTTTCTCTGGTTCTGGGAACAAACCACTTAATAACATAAAAGGCATACCGATATCATCTAATACATCATTACGCACCGATACGATAAACACACGTTCACGTTTTTGTGGTACACCTTGTTCATGTCCCTTGAGTACTTTATAAACAG